TGTACCAGTTTTCAGAGAAAGAGTTGGACGAGCTCCAATTCGTTATGGAAGTGAATCGAGAATTTGGTCCCCGCGCGGCGTTCAGATTCTATCACAAGCTGACCGACAGCACTGCAATTCCCACAGAAGACGTAGAAGATTTCATAATCTGCTTCATGACACAGTACAACGCACGTCATCCAATGACGTATTGACATTTAATCTTTGGTCTGTTATACTATAGAAATAGTAAGGAGTTTCACATGAATTCAAGCACAAAAGGTTTCATTCTTCTTGTTACTTCGTTTTTGATTGTGTTCGGAGTAGCTGGCAGTGCAGATAACATTCCCGCAGACGCTGGTTATTTTCATTGGGCTGGTGTAGGACTTGCACTGGTAGTTGCTTTCATTTCTGGTCTTCTTGGCTACTCTTACGTCAATGAAAGCAATGGACAATAAAATGTACTCTGTTGTTACTGAGGAAGATCTCAAGGCAATTGCCGAACGAAACGAACAACGAGTTCGAGAAGCAATCAAGGCAATGGGCGAGAAGTATCTTCTCCATCCCAAGAACCACATCAAGCCGGTAAAGAAAAATGAGAGACAAGCTAATCAGGCGTATTGTTGAGCTATCAAAAGAGGTGGATGACGACAGCATGGAATACGTGAACTGGAATCTCCACAGCAATAACGAACTACTTGAAATGTTCAAGCGCCTTATTGAAGTGAAGGTTATTATGGATCATCAAAATGAAACGGCGTCCACGTAGTAGAAACATTCGTAGTCTTATCGACCACATTGATAGGCATTCACCAGCACTTTTAGAACCAGTACCAATGACTCTAGATCCAAAAACTCTATTTGTATCTACAGACAACTCCCACGATTATATCGTGAATGAGTTTCTGCTTAATCGATACAAGAACCGAATTGGTACTCACACCAAGACGTTCAACCTTGATATGGAAAATCGTCAGATTTGGGACGATTTCATTCAGGAACTTTGCCAGTCGTACTTCGTGAACATGCAAAAGAATCGTGGTTTGGTCATGGACCATGACCGTGGATTCTTCTCGTATAACACGAACTACGAAAACACTTCTCTTAGCATCGTTGGTGACCTAGATTGGGTTACTATGATTGAGAACCAAATCTTTAGTAGGTTCAACTCAATCCGATGTACTATTGAGTGGTACTACACGGCTGATGGTGAGAGCGTTACCATCAAGGTTGATAACGAGCAGCTTCCTTGTGACGAGATGTATCCCTGGATGCGTACACCGCTGAAGGATTACTACAATGGGTTCATGAAGAGTAACTCTAGCATTCTTCTTCTGTTGGGTCCTCCGGGCACTGGTAAAACGACCTGGATCAAGGGTCTACTGTACGAGACAAAGAACAATGGTATCGTTACCTACGATCCAGAAATTCTGAAGCGTGATTATGTGTTCGCAAACTTCATCTCTGGCGAAGCAAACGTCATGGTGATTGAAGATGCCGACGTGTTTCTAAAGTCACGTGAGGGGCATGGCAATGACCTAATGCACAAGTTTCTAAACATTGGCTCGGGTTTGATTTCTTCAGCAAAGAAGAAGATCATCTTCAGTACAAATCTTGCCAACATTCGTGATGTTGATGAGGCTCTTGTTCGTCCCGGACGTTGCTATGACATTCTAGAATTTAGAAATCTAAAGGTACATGAAGCACAGGCTCTTGCATTGGCAAAGGGGCTTGACTTTGATCCCTCGGTGTGTCATAATGACACTGTAAGTGTGGCAGAAGTCTTCAATCAGAAGACTAATCAGGAAATCAAGAAGTTCAATCGTTCTGTTGGTTTTATCTAAAATGAATTACACTCAACTCAATTCAATCCTTTCCGATACCGTTGCCAACAATGGCGACCTTGCTTCCTTGAAACGCACATGGGCTACCCATCTTGTGAAGGTGTCTAAGTTCATCGAGATGTTTTTGGAGAAGTACGGAGATCGTATCATGGGTGACAAGGACAACACCCCCGAATGGAATCTCTATAGTAAAAAGACAGAGGAATACAACACATATGCACGCGCAATTCGAAACGTTGAATACTTCATTGCAAAAGACAATGTTTCAAAACTCTAATGAGTTCTCCCTCTACATCGAGACAATGGCTATTGAGGAAGGCATTAGTTGCTACAATGCTTTGTTGAACTATTGCCACGACAATGACATTGATCCCGAAGACATTGCAAAGAATGTGAACAAGAATCTACGTGAAAAGTTGGCAGTAGAATTTGCTGAAATGGGACTGCTAAAGAAATCTCCTAGCCTGTATGACTAAAATGATCGCACCCGAGAGATGCTTTCAGTTGTACCTATCCATCAAGACTCACTTTTCCAACGAGAAGTACGACGCAATAAAGTATAATGGTAGAATTAAGAATGCTACCATTGATGATTTCAACAAGCGAAACGACAAAGCCTTGTTTACTGTAGCATCAAGAAAGTTTGACGATACAAAGCACGCGGCATCGTTCTTTGTTGCTAACTTTGCTTATGGTAACACGTATCCTTTGGATGATGAGGAAAAGGCTTTCAAGTTCTACACGCAATGGCAGCGCAATCGCCAATCACTGACCAAGATGTTTAGAGATGATCTGGACTACTTGGCATCTAAGAAGATTAGTTACGAAGAGCTAATCTCTACAGACAAAATCCCACCCCTTTTCGTTGCATACAAATCTGGTAAGATCAACATCGAGACTCTTACCATTATGAATGCACTCGAGAATTTTTCTGATCGTTGGAAAAGCATCTTCCATCTTTGGAAGGACGATCTCCTGCGTATTAGGAAACTAGAGAGCTTTATCAAGTTCGATGAAGCTAAATTTCAACAAATCTATTCTGACTTTAAGGAATCTTTGGTAGCACACCATGAAGAAGTTTGACGAGTTCGACGACAACGAACAAAGGACCTATAAAAAGAGGTCAAAGCGCGCATCAAATCGTCCCGGCGAGGGAATTCGCATACTAAATAGTTACGTCGAGGAAGAAGACTACTATGTTCTGGATCTAGAAGATAGTGTTGACTCCCAAGACGAAGTAAACTACAATAAAACATCCTAACAACCATCGAATCAAAGGAAAATATATGAACTTAGAACAACTACGCGCAATGCGTAAGTCATCAAGCAATACTCTATCTAAGATTGCTTCCGAGCTCCAAAAGCAAGACTCATCTTCATCTAACAAGCGCGAGGATGATCGTTTTTGGAAAGCACAAGTAGACAAGGCAGGTAATGGATCGGCAGTGATTCGTTTTCTCCCTGCACTTGACGGTAATGATCTACCATGGGTCAAGATTTATGATCATGGCTTCCAGGGTCCCACAGGTAAGTGGTATATCGAGAAGTGTCTAACCACTATTGGCCAAGCTGATCCTGTAGTTGAGCACTGCAACGAACTCTGGGCTACGGGTCTAGAGGCAGACAAGAAGGAAGCACAGAAGCGTAAGCGTCGTCTTTCCTACATCTGTAATGTGCTTGTGGTAAGTGATCCCAAGAATCCAGAGAACGATGGACAGGTAAAGCTGTTCAAGTTTGGCAAGAAGCTCTTTGATAAGATCAAGGACAAGCTACAGCCAACGTTCGAGGACGAGGCAGCGGTTGATGTGTTCAATCCGTTTGATGGCTGCAACTTCCGTCTACGTATTCGTAAGGTAGATGGTTATTCCAATACCGACAAGAGCGAGTTTGATGGCAAGACTGCAATCAGCGAAGACGATGAGGAAATCCTTACTATTCTAAACAAGCGTCATTCACTAGCAGAGTTCAACGATCCAAAGAACTTCAAGAGCTATGATGAACTGAAGCGTAAGTTGGAATCTGTATTGTCTGGTACAATGAGTGCCGGTAACCGTAAGGCAGCTGATTTCCTTCTAGAGGAAGAACCAGAGGTAGTTGAAAAGCCTCCGTTGAAGGAGAAGAAGGCAGCTGCACCAAAGGCAGCTCCTAAAGAGGATGAAGAAGACTTGAGCTTCTTTGAATCGCTAATCGACGACTAAGACAAAGCCCCTTTCGGGGCTTTTTTGTTAGTACCTTGTTCTTAGGTAATCAGAAATAGAAGGCTCTCTATTTCTGATATTAGTCGTGAACGGTTGCATCACAATCTGAGAAGGCTGACTGTTGTTTATAACAGTAGGCGGTGGAGCGTTGACGA